AAAGCTACAACGAAGGACACAGTGTTAGTGTGTCTGATAGACGCATCAGCAAAGCAACAATGGAACGCTATGGCGTAGTTCGTAGCGAAGGCCATTACTTCTTTCCCTATTACGATAGCAACTCACAGCTTGTTGCAGCTAAGCGTAGGGAAGTGAAGGACAAGAAGTTTACGACAGTGGGTGGGTGGAGTAAGGGTACTCTGTTTGGACAGAACCTATACCCATCCAATGGCAAGTATCTCACCATCACTGAAGGTGAGTTTGATGCATTGGCAGCATACCAATTGACAGGCAGTAAGTATCCTGTGGTATCTATTCGCACAGGTGCAGGTAGTGCATTGAAGGATGCGAAAGCAAACTACGAATACATCAACAGCTTTGAAAACATTGTGCTGTGCTTCGATGGTGATGAGGCAGGACAGAAGGCAGCGAAGGAAGTTGCTGAATTGTTTGGCAGTAAGTGCAAGATATTTAAACCAGACCCTGCATACAAGGATGCATGCGAGTGGCTGTCAGATAACAAAGAAGCTGCATTCGTAGCTAGGTGGTGGGCAGCAGAGCCATTCGTGCCTGATGGTATTGTTAGTGGCACTGGGTTGTGGGAGCTTGTGTCTACACCAATGGAAGCAGCAGATTGTTTCTACCCTTGGAAGGGACTCAACGACATTACCTATGGCATCAGAGCAGGTGAACTGGTTACATTCACAGCAGGTAGTGGACTAGGTAAGAGCCAGACACTGAGGGAAATTGTTTGGCATCTGTTACAGAACAGCAACGACAACATTGGCTTGATGTTCTTGGAAGAGAGTGTGCGTAAGACTAGCCTGTCAATGATGAGCCTTGCTGCTGATGTACCTATGCACCTGCCTACATCTGAAGTGACAGAAGCTGTACGAAAGGACGCATTCGACAAGACACTAGGCACTGGTCGCCTCTACTTCTTCGATCACTTTGGATCGACAGCCATTGAGAACATTGTCAATCGTGTCAAGTATATGGCTAAGGGATTGGGATGTAAGTATGTATTCCTAGATCACCTGTCCATCATTGTGTCTAGTCAGGACAATGGTGATGAGCGTAAGGCCATTGACGAAATCATGACCAAGCTTCGCATGCTTGTGCAGGAAACTAGCATTGCTCTCATCATTGTTAGCCACCTCAAGCGTCCATCAGATAAGGGACATGAGGAAGGTGCAACCACTAGCCTAGCTCAGCTTCGAGGCAGTGCTGCCATTGCACAGCTTAGTGACATGGTGATATCGCTAGAGAGGAATGGTCAGGCTGATGATCCTGTTGAGCGTAACACCACCAAGGTGAGGGTGTTGAAGAACCGATACAGTGGACAGACTGGTCCTGCTTGCAGCTTGCTTTATAACAAAGACACTGGCAGAATGTTCGAGATTGATGCTGCAATGGAAGGACTTATGCTATGAAGAAGTGGGATGGGTTTGATAGTGCCATTGTAGGTACAGCTTCTGTATGGAATGGTAATGAGCGTGTTGATGTATTGGTCTACGATGTTGAGAAGATGGTTGAGACATTGATTGACAGAGATGGTATGTCTGGTGAGGATGCCATTGAATACATCGACTTTAATATTGAGAATGCTTACATAGGAAAGGACACACCTGTAATAGTGTGGAGTTATATCGATGAGTGATGGAGGAAAGGGACATACTCAGCGTCCCAAGTCAATAGCTGATGAAGAATGGGCTACTAGATGGAATGCCATCTTTGGCAAAGACTCAGTAGAAGATTACAAACAGTCGGTAGATGTAAACAATCTCCGACAAAATGATAAGGACAAGGGCAATGATCTTCTTAGACATAGAAACAAACCTGAAACATGACACCATTTGGTTGTGTGTTACTAAGCACAACACTACTGGTGAAGTAAGGCACTGGCGAGAAGCCGACACCTTGCAAGAATATTTAGATGGTGAGCAAGTGGTAGGCCACAACATCATCGGGTTTGATGCACCCATACTAAATAAGGTATGGGGTGTTGTCATTCCTGACAACAAGCTAGTGGATACACTGGTGATGTCTCGTCTGTACAAGCCTGACATTGACATTGTTATTCCTGAGCAGGGCAAAGCCCCTAGTCCACATAGCCTAGAGGCATGGGGATATCGCTTAGGCAATCACAAGATTGGCTACACTGCATTTGATGGTGGCTACACTGAGAGCATGGCTATCTACTGTGAGCAAGATGTATTGCTGCTTGAAGATCTGTACAACCATCTAACTAAAGCAATGGCAAAGGAAGGATTCTCTACACAAAGCATTCAGCTTGAGCATGATGTTGCAATCATCTGCCGTGGTATGGAAGACAATGGCTTCATGCTAGACATGGAGAAAGCTATGGTGTTGAATGCAACACTGAGTGGACGCATGTCCGATATTGAGGAGAGTATGCAGAAGGTGTTTCCTCCTATCGTGGAGCAGCGTATCTCAGAGAAGACAGGCAAGCAACTAAAGGACAAGATTACCGTTTTTAATCCCGGAAGTAGGCAGCAAATTGCTGAGCGATTGGCAGGGCTTGGTGTTGTCTTTACAAAGAAGACAGACAAAGGCAATGTCATTGTGGATGAGGCTGTGCTTGAGAAGATAGACTTGCCAGAAGCTAAGCTTGTGGCTGAATACTTAATGATACAAAAAAGAGTAGCTCAGATCAGCAGTTGGCTTGAGCTAGTAGGTGATGACGGTAGGGTACACGGTAGAGTCACTACTAATGGTGCTGTCACTGGCAGAGCTACACACAGTAGTCCCAACATGGCACAGGTTCCTGCGGTGGGTAGTCCCTTCGGTGCTGAGTGTAGAGAGATGTGGCGTGTGCCTGTTGGGTACAAGCAGGTTGGTGTTGACCTGTCAGGTATTGAGCTTCGCTGCTTAGGTCACTACCTAAAGGATCAGGAATGGATTGATGAGTTGCTTAAGGGTGACATCCACTGGTTTAATGCACAGAGCTTTGGCTTGGTGGAGAAGGGTACTGTCAAGGACGATAACAATCCTGAGCATAAGAAAGCTAGGAACACTACCAAGACCCTGACATATGGTGTGTTGTATGGGGCAGGTGCTGCCAAGGCAGGATCGATTGTTGGTGGTAACAGTAGCAAAGGCAAGAAACTTATTGATAGTTTTATCAATAACACACCCGGCCTAGCTGAGTTGAAGAAGAAGATATCTAAGCTGATGGCTAAGGGTCACCTCCCTGCATTGGATGGTCGCAGAGTGTGGGTTAGATCTGAGCATGCAGCCTTGAACACATTGCTGCAAAGTGCAGGTGCTATCATTGCTAAGCAGTGGCTTGTTGAATCAACAAAGCTGTTGCAAGAGAAGGGAATAGATGCTAAACTGTTGGCGTTTGTTCATGACGAAACACAATGGGAAGTGAAAGAAGATCAGGCAGAGGAAGCAGCTAAGCTCATCGAGCAAGCAGCAACCAAGGCAGGTGAAGCTTTAGCTTTCCGGTGTCCAGTAGATGCCGAAGGTAAGGTTGGCAACAACTGGCGTGAGTGCCACTGACGATACAAGTGGGTTTTCATATTGGAGATTATTATGAGTGAAGAAAAGAAAGCAATTAAATTGAAGGCTGATGTCTTCTGGTGTCAGCACAACAAGGTGAACGACATGTCTGGCAAGTTCCAGATTAACTTGTGCAACTTGTCTGATGCTGCTGTCGAAGCATTGGAAGAGATGGGCATCAGTGTTCAGACTGGCGAAGACAAGAAGTCTGACATGGGTCGTTACATCACATGCAAATCAGAGAAGCCTATCCGTGTCTTTGATACAGACAATGATGAGATTACCGAAGCCATTGGCAACGGTAGCAAGGCTAAGGCTTTGGTGTCTAGCTACTCTTGGACATACAAGAACAAGAAAGGTGTCAGCCCTTCGTTGAAGAAGCTGGTCATCACTGACTTGGTTGAGTATGCTGCAGGTAGTGGCATCAGTGCAGACGATGAGGATGTGCTGTAAATGAAAGCCTTGTTCGATAGCGACATCTTCGCTTATCGAGCAGCATCTGCATGTGAGGATGAGAACGAAGCAACGGCACAGCGAACACTGGATCGTTTAGTAGTTGATGTCCTCATGTGCGGTGTTGATAGCATCTATCCTGATTGTTTCGTAGATGAATGGCACATGTTCTTAACAGGTAAGAACAACTTCAGATATCAGATAGCTACCACCGTACCATACAAAGGTAACAGAGTGGACAAGCCTAAGCCAAAGCATCTAGCTTTTCTTAGAAACTATTTGGTAGAAGAATGGGGAGCCACCATCTCTGATGGTCAGGAAGCCGATGACGCAATTGCCATTGAAGCTACAAGGCTTGGTGACAATTGTGTCATTGTGTCTTTAGACAAAGACTTAGATCAGATTGTTGGTTGGCATTACAACTTTGTTAAACATCTAGGCTACTATATCAAACCAGAGGAAGCTTTGGTAAAGCTGTACACGCAGATGCTGACAGGTGATGCTGCTGATAACATCAAAGGATTGTTCCGTGTTGGTCCAGTGAAAGCAGCCAAGATACTTGGGGATACAACGGATGAACTTGAGCTATACAACAAAGTGTTGGAAGCTTACGAGGGTAATGCTGAGCGTGTGTTAGAGAATGCTCAGCTTCTTTTCTTACGCAGATATGAAGGACAGATATGGACTCCTCCACAAACATAAAACCAAATGACATTGCCCTCATCCTCCGTCCTACTATCGTAGACGGTGAATACACCAAGAGCTTTCAGGTGTTAGTCAGTGGCTTTGGTCCTCTCACCATTAGCCGTGATGACACAGACAATCTGATTGGCATGGCTATGATATTGGCAGCCACTGTCCAGTACATGGAAGAAGATGATAAGCTTGCAGATAAGCTTGTTGCTTATTGTGGCAAAGTGTTTGCCGATGTGGGTGACTTTGCTTATGACCCAGACCATGACAGCTTTAGCGATGGTAGCTTCACTGTGGATACAAAGACAGTTGGAGGTATGCAATGAATGTAGATGACACACTAGCACAGCGAGGCACTAGGTATGGCAACTACAAAGAAGATGTCTCCAGAGTTTCACAAGCTTTGAAAGACACCCTTCGTTCTGGTGCTGAATGGAATGCGATGGATGATGATATGAAGGAAAGCCTTGATCTCATCTGTAACAAAATCTCTCGCATTGTTAACGGTGATCCTTGGTATCATGACTCATGGCATGACATCATTGGCTATGCCAGATTGGTAGAAGAAAGATTGGAACAATTATGATTGCAGTTGACATCAACCTTAGGGTGTTCTTCAAACCTGAAGACCTGCCCAATGTCTACTTAAATGAAGAAGTGCTGAGTGAAGCCATCACTGAAAACTTAACTGCTTCGTTGGAACGAATGGATGCACAGGATGTCATCTTTCGTTTCGTAGATATTGAGGGACTAGAATGAAAGTTAATTCTGTAACCATCAGGGAGGCAAGCAATGGCTTTGTTGTTGAGCATGTGGCTGAAGGGGAGTACGATAAATACTTGTCTGAGTTTGTTGCTCTGGACATTGACGAAGCTTTAGCAATTGCTAGGGATTTATTTGTGCATTACGATGCTGCTGACATGTCGCATTTAGTAGATACACCAATTGGCAGATAACAAAAAAAGAAACGGTGGTGAGTGGACAGACGCTAGGTTCAGAAGCTTTGTCACCTCAGCACTGAGAGCTGCGTCTAGGCGTTGGCCTCCTAAGTTCAAGGCTTTGAAAGAAGCCTTCGTTGGTAGGAAGACTAACAAGAAGACAGGCAAACTGGCAATGCATTACAAGTGTGCTAAATGTAAGAAGCACTTTGTTGCTACCGATGTACAGGTAGATCATGTGTTGCCAGTGGTAGATCCTAAGGTGGGGTTCATTGGATGGGACTCATTCATTGACCGCATATTCTGTGAGATAGAGAATCTTCAAGTGTTATGTAAGCCTTGTCACAAGGTGAAGACAGAGGAAGAGAAAGCAGAAAGGAAAAAGAAATGAATGTAGAAATGATACAAGAGCATGAGGATGGAAGTGCTACCTTTACATTTGATTTAACAAATGAAGAGCGTAACATCCTACTTAGCTTAGGTATAATGACAGCTATTAAAAATGGTATTGAGGAAGGAAAGAAATATGTCGGTAACACTGATCTGGTCAACCCCGAATGCGGAACACCTGATAGCGTACATGGCGAGGGTAAGCAACCCTGAGAATCAGGACAATCCTGAGACAGCTCCTAAGCTGTTGAAGTATTTGATGAATAACAAACACTGGTCACCCTTCGAGATGGTCAATGTCTGTATGGAAATTGAAACTACTCGTGACATTGCTCGTCAGATCTTGCGTCACCGTAGCTTTAGCTTCCAAGAATTCTCACAACGCTATGCAATTTCCTCACGCTATGAAACCAGTGAGGCAAGGCTGCAGGATAATAAGAATAGACAGAACTCAATCCCTGTACAAGACCGTGAATTGATGGCGGTATGGGAAGAGCTACAGGCAGATGTGTTAGTGGCTTCTAGGCGGTCCTATGAGACTGCATTGTCTATGGGTATAGCTAAGGAGGTGGCTCGAAAGGTGTTGCCTGAAGGACTAACTACCAGTAGAATGTACATGAATGGTACACTTAGAAGTTGGATGCACTATGTTGATATTCGCTGTGACAAAGCAACACAGAAAGAACATCGTGATGTGGCAGACCAATGTAAGGTAGTACTTACAAACTTATTCCCTTCACTCTTTGAGACAAACCATGTGGCTTGATACATACCAGAAAGCAGCTATGGCATATCGCATGTCATCAGCTAACAAACAATACGCCTTCCTTAATCTGGCAGCAGAAGCAGGTGAGGTGGTGTCCTTGGAAGCTAAGCGTATCCGTGATTTAAACTACGATAGCGATGGCTTTAAAGCCTCCTTAGCCAAGGAACTAGGGGATGTGATGTGGATGGTAGCAGCCATTGCCACAGACCACGATCTCTACATGTCAGATATCTGTCAGGCAAACCTACAGAAACTAGAAGACAGAAAGTCTAGACAAGTTATTGGTGGCAGCGGTGACAACCGCTAATACCTAAGTAGTATTTTGCAAGCAGTAGCCAACTAAGGTATAACTACCTTTTCTTTTACGGGAGCTTCGGCTCCCTTTTTTCCCACCATAACAGGAGTATTTATATGGCAAAGTATAAGGTCAACATTGACCTGTCTCGTGATGCATTGTTCGATGAACTAGGCATTCAGAGATTAAGAGAAAGTTACATGAAAGAAGAAGAGGTTAGTCCACAAGAAAGATTTGCATATGTTTCTGAATCGTTTGCGTCCAATCAAGAACATGCTCAACGACTGTATGAATACAGCAGCAAGCATTGGCTTAGCTACTCTACTCCTATTCTATCTTTTGGTCGCTCTAAGCGTGGCCTCCCTATTAGCTGTTTCCTTAATTATATGGATGATAGTGCAGAAGGTTTGGTCGATAACCTATCAGAAACTAACTGGCTCTCTATGTTTGGAGGAGGCGTTGGTGTTCATGTTGGGATTCGTAACGGTGATGATAAGTCTACTGGCGTTATGCCTCACCTTAAAATCTATGACGCAAGCTCCTTGGCCTACCGTCAAGGTCGCACAAGACGAGGTAGCTATGCTGCTTATCTAGACATCCATCACCCTGACATCATCCAGTTCTTGGAGATGCGTAAGCCTACAGGTGACCAGAATGTACGCACACTAAACTTGCATCACGGCATCAACATCACTGATGAGTTCATGACCATCATTGAGAATGCTATGAAAGACCCAGACTTTGATGACAGCTTTGAGCTGAAGAATCCTGCCAATGGTAAAGTTGTTGATGTTGTGTCAGCTAAATATCTGTGGCAGAAAATCTTGGATCTGCGTATGCAAACAGGTGAGCCATACTTGGTGTTCATTGACACAGCTAACAAGGCTATGCCTAAATGGTTGAGTGAGAAAGGCTTGAAGATTAATGGCAGCAATCTATGTACAGAAATCTTCTTACCAACAAATGATAAACGAACAGCAGTGTGTTGCTTGTCTTCCCTCAACTTAGAATACTACGATGAGTGGAAGAAGGATGAGCAATTCATCTTGGATGTTATGGAGATGCTAGACAATGTGTTGCAATACTTTATTGATAGAGCACCTAAGACAATTGCTAGAGCTAAGTACAGTGCGATGATGGAGCGTAGCATCGGTATCGGTGCTCTCGGCTTCCACGCTTTTTTACAGAAGAAAGGTATTGCCATCGATGGAGTGATGGCTAAGAGTTACAACAATGAAATATTTAAGCATATACATGCTTCGTGTCTACGGGCTGATTCTGTCTTGGAGCAACAGCGTGGCAGTTGCATCGATGCTGGTCATGGTCTTGTTCGCAGAAGGTTTAGTCATCACACTGCTATTGCTCCTAATGCCAGTAGCAGTCTCATTATGGGCAATACTAGCCCTTCAGTCGAGCCGTACAGAGCGAATGTTTTTAGGCAGGACACACTTAGTGGAGCGTTCGTCTATAAGAATAGGTTCTTGAAGGCAGAGCTTGCTGCACTGGGTATGGATGATGATGACACATGGGCATCCATCATCAGCAACGAAGGATCTGTACAGCACCTAAACATTCCTGAGCAAGTGAAGGAAGTGTTTAAGACTGCTATGGAAATTGATCAGCGTTGGCTCATTGAACTAGCAGCAGACAGACAACAATACATTGACCAAGGCCAGAGCATTAACCTGTTCTTCCCTGCCAATGTATCCATTAAATATCTACATGCCATTCACTTCCTTGCTTGGAAGAGTGGACTGAAAAGCTTATACTATCTTCGTTCTGAGAAGGTGCGTAAGGCAGATAAAGTGGGTGCTCAGATTAAGCGTCAGCGTATTGAAGATGAGATTGATCTGAAGACGGTGGCAGATGGTGATACTTGTTTAGCATGTGAAGGTTGATATGGTAAAGACAAAATCAGATATCACGCAAGAGCGTACAACATTCAAGCCCTTCAAATATCCTTGGGCTTATGATGCTTGGTTGCAGCATGAGCAAAGCCATTGGCTTCATACAGAAGTACCAATGTCTGAGGATGTTAAAGACTACAAGAAGCTGAGCAAACAGGAACAAGAGTTCCTTACTAAAATCTTACGCTTCTTTGTGCAAGGTGACTTGGACATTGGCAGTGGTTATCATGACCACTACATCCCAGTGTTCAAACAGCCTGAGGTGAGGATGATGATGAGTGGCTTTGCAGGTAGGGAAGCCCTGCATGTAGCAGCCTATGCTCACCTCATTGAAACCTTGGGCTTACCTGAGTCTACCTACAATGAGTTCCTCCAGTACAAAGAGATGGTGGAGAAGCATGACTACATTAACAACTTGAACCAAGCACCGATGGCTGAGAAGATTGCTGCCATCTCTGCCTTTGGTGAGGGCATGCAGCTATTCTCTAGCTTTGTTATGTTGCTTAACTTTGCAAGGAATGGTAAACTCAAAGGACTAGGTCAGATCATTGCTTGGTCCATAGTGGATGAGACTCAGCATGCTGAAGGTATGATTAAGGTTTACCGTGAGTATGTTAAGCACCATCAGGATGAAACGACTTCGGATCGGATTAAAGAGATTGCAGATCAAATGGTGGGTCTGGAGGATCAGTTTGTGGATCTGGCTTTTTCGATGGTCGAAGTCGAGAAGCTTACGAAAGAAGAAGTGAAGCAATACATTCGATACATTGCAGATCGCAGACTCATCTCTATGGGGATGAAGGGCATCTACAAGATCAAGAAAAATCCTCTACCTTGGGTGGATGGTATGCTTGGTGTTAGCCACACCAACTTCTTTGAGCAGCGTGTAACAGACTATAGCAAGGGTGCTACCACTGGTACATGGGATGATGTATGGGGGAAAGCAGCATGATAGTTGTAGATATTAGACAAGGCATTGGACTTGATATTGAGTTCAATGAAACCATCTGTCACATCATCGATGATGGTAGTGATAATGATAAATTGTTTTCTTATAGTGGTATACTAATCAAGTTGCCTTTTCTTAGTATCTACATTGGTGAGTTTGAAGAGATAGGTGAACTCGTTAAAGGTAACAAACCTACAGGGGAATAACATGCAAGTCAAGTCTGAGCGATCTGCACCATTGCGTATTCAATTTGAACAGGGCTATAAAGCTTTCAGACACGGATGGATTGTGAATCAATATGATCCAGTATCCGTGGCAGGTAAAGAGTGGCAACGAGGTTTTGACCGTGGCTACTTTGATAATCTTGAAAGACTTAATGGCTACCAAGCGGTTCGATAAAGAACTCCACGATACCTACGACAAGTTTGGAAGAGATGTAGTTAAAAGCTATATCTCTTCTTTTTGGAATATGGAAGCTAGGGATAATCCCAATAGATATGGGGTTGATCTGCATCTATACAAAGATGATTTGTTGGTGGGATATGCTGAGGTAGAAGTCAGACTGTCATGGAAAACTGTAGAGTTTCCCTATGAAGATTTGAATGTACCTGCTAGGAAGAAGAAGCTTTTAACACAAGAGCTACCTACATACTTCTTCTCTGTTAACAAAGATGGAACAGCCTTGTTTCATTGCGAAGCTGCTGCTGTGTTAGACTCAGAAGTTAAAGAGTCTAGAAATAAATATGTCTACCAAGGAGAACTCTTTTACAAGGTTCCTCTTGATAGACTATCTCACATATGCCTGTAGCTCAACTGGATAGAGCAACAGCCTTCTAAGCTGTAGGTCAGGGGTTCGAGTCCCTTCAGGCATACCATCACCTCCGGCTGGCTAGACCCCCTCTAGCTAAGCCGATTCTCTTTTTAGTTGCTTTATCTCTGTAGGTTCCACCTACCAAGTCTCTAATAGCATCTACTGCTTTAGTCTCGTCCTTAACGGCAGCAGACATCTCAGCATTGGGACTACTTGAATCCACATTGCTTTTACGCAGCACATTAAATTGTTGTTCTAAAACTCTTAGAGCCTCAGCTTTATCTTTACTTCCTACCTTTTCCAAAGTGGAAATAACATCAGGTATAAACTTACCTAAATCAAAGTTTCTTACGAACGATGGTTTAGCAAGTCTACTAAGCCTAGAGGCTGTAGATTGATTACTACTTACAATGGCTTTTAATCCAGCTTCACTAGTAGCTTTACCACCAGTCTCTCTAAACTCATTTCTAACAATGCCACGAATAAGACGATAGGCTTTCAATGCTTGTACTTCTTCACTACCTAAGCCGCCTTCTTTAACAGGCTTTAAAGATTCTGGAGATAAGAAACTTCTTTTAAGCTCTTGCAATCTATCCAAAGAGTTATTAAAGATATCTTCTTGTTGTTTAAACAAAGGAGTTTTCTTTTCTGTCTCATACATGTTTCTAGAGATAGCAAGCTTTTCACTCTCTGTAAAAGCGTCTTCAGACTCCTTCATACCAATAGATCTAGGAAGACCTAAAGGACGAGCTACTGTAGGAGATCCTGTAATAGATCTTGCAATGGTGTTCATGTCTCCCATATCATCTATTCCTACTTTTTTCTTATACTGATCTCTAGACATATTGATTCGTCTAAATTCATAGTCAGCATATGGGATAGTTGTTTGAACAATGTTCTCAGGATCTGTTCCACCAAAACTTGTGTTGGCGTAATTGAAACGAGCATCAGAAGTAAAGGATGTTGCCCCTATTTTTAATTCTCTCTGTCCAGCAACATCTTCTGAAAGTGTTTGAGGATCAAAGAAACCTTTAGCTACTCTCTCTTCTGCGTTATATGGTGTACCATGATAGAGCACCTTAGGAGGTCTGTCTTTATATTTGACACGCAGATCATCCAGCTTCTTTTGTAAAGGCATAGAGAAAGAAACAAAATCTTCTACAGACTTTGGATCATTAACATCCACTTCCTTACCCTTAGCTGCTCTGTATTCACCTTGAGCTACAGCAATAACATCATCCTCAATCTTACCTGCCACATTAGGCATCTCAATCAGCTTATCAAAAGCATCTGTCCTTATTTGCTTAATAGCTGTCAATGTATTCTGTCTAACTTCAAAATCTGAAATGATGTCTGAATCTTTGCTGAAGCCATATTTGGATTTATTTAAATCACCCTCAGCTATGCCTTTCATGTAAGGAGACAAAGGAGCAGGAGTTTCCATAGGAAGCTCTGTCTTAATCTCAGGCAACGCCTCTGCTTCCACCTTAGGTGGTGGAGTGAATGTAGACTCCGCTTCTGTTACCAGCTTCTCCATCTCTGCATCAACAGGCTTAGGCTCAGACACAGCAGGACCATACTTGTTCTTAACATATGGCTTCTTAGCCATAGCTGTAGCAGGTGCAGCTAATACCTGTGCTGTTTGTTCTACAACAGGAGCAACAGAGTGTTTAGTTACAATGTCACCGAGAGACATAGCTCCCTTTTTAAGACCTGCTTCTACTACTTCACCCGCAATTTGCTTAGCAGCTATACCACCAACATTCATGTGTACAACACCACCGTGAGCATAGCCCGGCAAAGCTCTCATAGCTTCAGCATAGGCTAAGGCAGTGGCGTAGTCTTTAGTGGTGGCTAAGTCTTTACCTTGTTGCTGTTGATATGTTTCATTAACAACACGCTTGAGTTCAGGTGCAAGCTTAGAGTATTGAATCTCATACAGACGAGGTTGCTTACCAACAGCATAAGCTGCTGCTTCATCTTTGTTAGTAGCAATTTCTTTAGCTGTCTTCTGTGACCAGTTAATCAAATTCTGAAGAGCAATCTTCTGTAAGTCTTGGCTACCTTCTGCATAGAAGCTAGTCTTCTTAAGGTTATCAAACTGTTCAATAACCAAAGGAGCCATAATCTTACGAGCATCAGCATCAACAATCTTGTCACCAGTGCTTGTAAAGATTTTATTGCCGGGTACTTTCAGTCTAATAACTTCTTCTTCCAGCTCAGAAGGTTTACCTTTAACAGCAATACCAGAGAACATCTTCAATGGACCATTGTCATTGAAGGCTGCTGTCTCTCTCAGTGGTGGTTGATATACAGGCAACTCTTGTTTCAAGATTGGAGTACGCTTCATCAACTGCTGTGTAGCTGAGGATTTAAATCCTTCCTCACCTGCTGGAATCTGATAAGCATCTCTAGGCAATGTCTCATTACGATCAATTGCACCAACAAGATCACTGATCTGCTGGAAAGGAACAAGTGCTCTACCTAAATATTCACCAACCCACTCACCAAAGAATGTCTTAACTTTGTTATCTGCTGTGTCTTCGCCTGTTGCAGCGTTAGCCTGTGCCTCAGCAAACTTATCACCCAGCCATGAGTATGTACCTGCTGGTGCTTTGAAACCAGTCATAGCTTCTAAGAATTCCTTAGCCTTAAACTCATCTGTTCTACCTTTCTGAAACTTAACAAGGTAGTCACCCAATGCTAGGAAAGGAGCAGCAGGGAATAAAGCTCGTGCATCTACAGTGGAACCATCAGGATTCTTTGCGTTGTACCATTCAGTGTCTTGGTTTTCTTCTCTGTATTTATAAGCAGCATACAAAGCAGCAGTGCCTACAGCACCTTTAGAGAGGTTCTCCAGACCTAATGTGACTTGCTTAGTTCCCATGTCAGCTTCACCTGTAGCCATCTTTGTTAGGCCAGCAGCAATGTCTGTGCTACCAGATAACACACCAGTAGGCATATGCTTATATGTCCACTCCATAGCATTAGCCATAAAGCGAGGGAAAGGAATGACAGTAGAACCAATAGGACCAAGCTCTTCAATAAACTTCACAGCATGGAACATTGGGCCTTTGGTAGGCATCTTACTGAATGTACCAGAGAGGGCTTCATTAACAGCGTTCTGTAACACATCAAAAGGTACTTGCTTACCTTGTGCCAGTACATCATACATGTTAATACCCACACGGCTTAGCTGCTTCTCCACTGAGGAAGTGAACATAGCCTTGCGGAAGAAAGCATCTTGTGCCACATTGAATGTGTTAGCTAAACGGACAGGATAGGACAAGTCATTAGGACCAGCTTCACCTGTTGTCTTAACCATCTTCCTGTACAGAGCTGGAGTACCATTGAGTAATGCTTCTGTTACTTCAGCAGATAAATCTCTTTGGCCTAGATAGAAAGCAGATCTAACTGCATCATCATAGACACCTTTCAATCCACCAGTGAAACTACCAGTGACAGGCTTACCTGTAGCTAGCTCACCTGCTGTCTTACCCATGCGATATAGAGCAGACTCGATAGCCTCTGCTGCTGTACCAAAGGTAATAACAGAAACACCAGAGAAAGCGTTACGAATAGTGGTAGATAGTTGTGACACCATCAAACCCTTAAGCTCTCTATCAAGACGCATACCGAAGTCTCTGACTCCAGTGAAGGCTGAAGTGAGAGCACTCCTATCACCATACATCTTGTTTAGTTCTGATGCAGCAGCAGGATCAATACTCTTCAGTTTGTTTTGTAGACGAGCAACAACAGACAAGCTCTGTAAAGAACGAGCAGCATCACCTGCTGAAGTTCTAAACATCTTAGCAAATTCATCTGGTGTTACATCAGCAGATGCCAATGCTCTTTCAAACACAACATCATCAAAGGTATCTACTGATTCAAGTGTACGCTTGATAGCATCAGACACTTTCTCTGTGGCCTGTGGTGCAAACTCAGGAATCTGTTTCCAAATGTCTTGCGCAATTAGTGTTGCTTTCTTATTGAGATCGTTCCTAACTTCCATCTGTGCTACAGATGTTGGTTTTCCTTGCTCATCAAGAAGCCTACGGCCTTCAAAGATATCGTAGGAATCTTCTAATGCTTTCTCTGTTGGATCTTTAGCCTTAACCTCCACCTTAGGAGTTGGTGTTTCTCCTGTAGCTGGTACTCTTCTAGTCTTAAGGATTTCATCCAGTTGGCTAACCCCTGCCTTCTTTCCTGCACCACGAAGGAAAGGTAACACTTCTGCTGTCTCTGTTACAGCACCAATAGCACCAGCTAAAGCTACACGCTTACCACTAACACCTTCTTCTAGTTTCTTTTGTCTATCATCAATGTAAGCTTGAAGTTGTTTCTGTCCTTCTTCAGTGAGTGTCATTGGATCAATCTTCTTTGCTTGATCAAACTCAGCTTGTGCTACATTCAATTCAATCTTCTGTGCTACAGCATCTTGTGCTGCTGTTGTAGCAGCACTAACGGCTGGTGTAGCTGTTGCCATACCAAAACCCTTAGCAGAAGTGAGAGCAGCTTTAGTGCCTTTCTCTGCTGCCAGTTTTGTTAAACCACTACTAACAATCTTACCTGTGCCTAAAGTAAGAGCAGTGGATGGACTACTGATAATACTAGACA